GCTCTATTTAATGTAAACTTGAAACCTACAGGCGATAGAAAATTTCTATTCTGTATCTGGTTTACATATGCGTTAGATAATGACATTTTTTGAATTATTTAGATAAAAAAAGGGTGCCTTTCGGCACCCTGAAAACCTTTGTGAAAAGGATCACATGAGGTTCTTGATAGCAACTCTTCTGTAGTAGCGGTTGCTGTTGACGCGCAGGCGTCCCAGACCCTGATCGGTTCCTTCTGCGAATGGGTTGGCAACAATACCGTAACGGGTCTTGAAGCCAATCTTTGGTTGGAAGGTGTCCTCTCCAACGGCACGTACCATCTGCAGAGGTACATATGGGCAATAGAAGAGTCCTGCATCGTAAGGTGAAGAACCCTTATAACCAACAACGTAGTATTGGTTGGTGCCTTGTGCCAGTCCGCTGTTATCAGCAGCCAGGTTTGCCGAATATGGATCGATGTATACTCTGTACTTACCGTTGATAGTACCAGCAAAGGTGTTGCCAGTGTCATCAACATTCAGGTTTGCATTCAGAGCAGGGGTGTAATCGAGAACACCAGCCATGGTGAGTGCTGAAGCAACGTCAGCAGAACACATGATGATGTTACCCTTACCGCGACGAGTTCTCTGAGCGATTCTGTTAGCATCTCTTTCGATCTGGAACAGAAGACCCTTGAACTTCTCAACGCTCCAACGTCCGTTAGAGTCGATGTCGAGGTCGAATACACCAGCGGTTGAGGTGTTTTCTACAGCACCTTGCTCAGCGATCTTGTAGATGGTGCGGATAACTTCACGGTTGATCTCAGCAAGAATTTCGCTAGACAGAATGTTAGCGAGTTCTGCTTCAGCGTTCAGTCCGTGAATTGCCTTCAGATCCTGAGCGAGTTCGAGCGAATACTCAGCCTTCAGTGCTCTGGACTTAGCGGTAACGGTGACTTTCTCGATCGAGAATGCCATCTGGTTGAACTGATCACCAGCTGCAGAACCGAGATTCTCGGCGTCGCCAGTAACCATACCTTGACCGACATCATATGCGGTTGAGGTAGCGGTTCCAACTGGGTTCAGAATTGCAGGGTTAGTGCCAGACTGTGCAGTTGTACCTAAACCAGCAGCAACATCAGAGAAACCAGCAGTGAGGTTGAATCCGTCATCTTGTCCCGAGAATGCAGTATCTGCCTCGTTGAAGAATGCCTCAGTGCCGCTCTGATTTGCATAGCGGGAACGCATTGCGAAGATGAGTCCAGTAGGACCACTCATTGGTTGAACGCCAGCCAGATCATATGCGACCAGGTTAGGCATTGAACGTCTGATCAGCGAGATCAGAACGGGATCGAAACCTGCGGTAGGACCACCAGCGGCGGAACCACCACCGAAACCACCAGAAGCACCAGCAGCGTTAGCAGCATTGGTTGGGGTTTCCATCAGGTTGAAGCTGCTACCAAATGCAGCTTCTTCTCTTAAAAACTTTTCTTGGTTTTCCAGCAGGACAGCGGTTACAGCCTTTCTGTGCGAATCTTTGATTGCATCAAGACCCTCATAGTTCAGAAGAGGTGCCCACTTTTCCTGCAGATGCTCGGAATGGAACATTTGCGTTTACCTTTGTGAATGTTTGCGTTTGACTAATATTAAATTCAGTTTTTGGCGACTGCTGAAAGAGTTCTCAGGTAAGCAGCCATTACTCCAGAGTGTTGCTCTGGTGCAGATTCTACTCCCTCAGACAGGGTTTCAGTTTGTGCCTTTGGAGCTTTCTTTGCCGAGAAGTATGACTCCTTCAGCATCTCCAGCTTCTCACGATATTCTTCTTCACTTTCAAACTCAACACTTTCGGCAAGTGAAGCGAGCTTTTCTTTCTGAGTGGAAGCGAGTCCTTCAGAAACTTCATCTAAGATTCCGTCTGCAACCGACTCTGCGAGTCTTTGGTTAAGATGGATGTTCTTCTCAATCTGCTCGTTGAGTTTTGTCTCCATGTCATCAAGTTTTTCTACCATGCTCTCAAGAACATCATATTTATCTTCAGGAATTGATACATAATGTGCTTCAAAAAGTTCCTTCATGCCTGAGAGGAAACTCTCAGTCATTTCGGTTTTCAGTCCTTGCTCGATTGCAAGTTCATTTTCGGTGAACCATTCATCGGCAACATACTCAAGATAAGAATCTACTCTTTCTGCGAGTGCTTCTTTGATTGTCTCGACTTCCTCTACGAGTTTTTCCTCGTATTGTGCTTCGAGTGCCTCTTTGATTTCTCCAACTTTAGCAGTCAGAGCAGCTTCAAAGATAGTTTTTGCTTTTTCTCTAAACTCTTCGGAGAGTTCTTCGCCACCAAGAAGAGCATTAACATCTTCTTCGATGTCATACTCTTCAGTCTCTTCTACCACTTCTTCAGTCTCTTCAACTTCAGCTTCAGCAAGAACTTCTTCATCTTTCAGTTCTTCTTCTTCCTTGACTGCCTTCATAGCATCAGCACCTTTAGCACCCTTGTTTACAACGTCTCTCACTTGCTTGAGGGTTGCGCCAGGTGTCTTCAGTTTTGCTGAATCGTCATCAGATCTATAATTTTCTGGGGTAGGTCCTCCCAGATCTTCTACGGAACCGAGTTGGGTTCCGGGATCCGACAACTTAGGCATCGCTTCCGCTGCTTTTGCGCCTGCATTAACAGCGGTTTTGGATTGCTTAGTGCCTACTTCCATTTCTTGTAAATCTCCACGAGACATTTGAACTCTCCGTTTAACCTTAGTTTTAAACTATATTTATTTATAAATTAAAGATTTGCGAGAAAATCATTGAATAAGTTTAACTTATTCTCTTCTAATCTCTTTTGATCTACAAGAGTGTTGATAGTCTTGTAGGTTTTTTGTGCATACTTTTCTCTAAGAATGCCACCATCCCATACCCATTCTTTACCTTCCATAATTCCCGAAACGAACGCATCTGGAGCAGAAGGATCAGCAACGATATCAGCAGCAGTAGCAAGCATGAAATCTTCGCCAACTACATTGTATCCCTCTCTTGTTTGTCTGAGGGATCCAATTCCACGAGAAGAAACACCGAGTTTTACACCTTCATCAATGAGAGAAGATGCAATCTTACCCATTGGTGTATTTAAGATCTTTGCCTTACCAATGAAGTTAGAACCACTTTCTTTCAGAGAAACAATCTTGTGAGAGACTCTATCCAGATTTACGGTAGGACCATCTGGGTGTCCAAGTTCTCCAAGTGCTCTACCAGCAGCAACGTGATTTTCATTGTATCTTGTGACTTCGCGGCGAAGGGTTTCCATAGGATACATTCTGCCATTTCTATTGCAGATGTTTCCTTGGAGGAAAATACCTTCAATATACAATGATTTTTTACCGTTGTTGCTTTCAACGATAAATTCTACTTGTTCGATTTCTTCTCTGATGAGTTTCATGGCTTTAGTTAGTGAATCCTACTTTTGCTGCTTTGATTGCTGAAGATGTCCAAATAACATCAGTTGGAAGTTTTTCTAAAAACTCAACCGAGTTTGCTGGCATACTAAAATAATTAGTGGTTGCCGCACCAACAATTGTTGAAACTCCAACAGTAATAATACCTCCGGTATCATTATGAAGTCTTACACAAGTTGCATTACTGATGCTTGTAGCAGCACCAGCAGTTGCACCAGTAGCAACTTCAGTTTCAATTATCTTAGTTCTTTGCATTTTTATGATGAAGTCTTATACTTTTTATTTATGATTCTTCGTATTCTTCAGTATCTTCTACTTCAACTTCAGTTTCAAATTCATCTTCACCAAAGAGTGAATTTGATGCAACTGGTTTAAATGAATCTACTCTTTCTGCTGCTTTTGCAAACAAAAGATCCTTAATTTTGTCACTAATTTGAGAAGGACTCTCATCAGAAGTGATCATATCCATTAATTCATCCATGAGTTTATCAATAGTATTCGATGTTATTTATTAAATTTCTCCACCCTTTGGAATTTCAACTGCCTTTTCTTCCTTTCCTAAATCTGGTTCCATTACTGGTTGTCCTAAATCCATAGGGGCAGCACCCTGAATTGGTTGTCCTGTTTCTGGATCGATTTGCATTTGAGAAGGATCTGGGATAATACCGTCTTCAATTTCTTTTTTGATGAGTAAATCCTGCTCGATAATTTCTTGATCAGTTTGACGAAGAACCTTTCTTCTCAGATAGTCTTGTGAGAAATATCTACCAACATAAGGTTCTGCTGTTGCTGCCAAACTCAGTCTTTCATTGAGAAGTTCTGCTTCTTTGAGTTCTGAGAAGTGGTTATCATATAAGAAATCATACTGAATATGCTCACTCATGATCTGCCAGTCTTCTGGAGTAATAATATTTTTAAGAATGAGTTGAGTTCTCAGCATATCATTGAACATATTTGAAAATCTCTTTCTCAAACGTCCAACAAACTTACTGAATTTAAGTTCATCTCTCAGAATTTCTGATGATCTACCTAAATTAAATCCACCATCACCACCAACTCTAGTGGGTGGAACATTCAGCGACTTATAAAGTTTCTCTTGGAAATATTTGATATCTGTAATTTCTCCGAGATTCTGTCCACCCGGAAGAGTTGAAATTTCTGTGCCTCTACCACCTTCACGACGAGGAAGCCAGAAATCTTCAAGCATACTCATGTATTTTTTATCATCACGGATTTCTCCAGTGTTTGCATCATAAACAAGTTTGTTACGATAACGCATCATAACATCACGAAGATATTGTTCTGCCTTTACTTTGGGAAGATTGCCCACATCAATGTAGAAAATTCTACGCTCAGGAGCACGAGACAAACGGTAAATTACAAGTGAGTCCTCAATCATGCGAAGTTGATTGAGTGCTTTGATTGCTTTGTGAAGATATGATAAAGTTGATCCCTTATTTCTGTCTACCAATCCTGAAGTGCAATAAGTGATGGAATCTTTTGACATTTTGATTCCATTGTTTGCTCCAGAAGCAGTTGGATTTTGTGTAGGATAAGATGTTTTTGGACTATAGATGAAGTATTCCTCAATTTCTGGGAACTCATAATCCATAGGATTATCAGATTGCATTCTTGCAAAAGTATTCCCGTTATCTTTTTTCTTCTTGTTTTGACGAACATAACGCATCTTAAGTGCGTCAATATAACGAAGTTCTTGAATTCCTTCTTGAGGATTCTTTAAATCAATTACTTTGTGGTAATACAATCTACCGTCAATATACCAATTCCTATAAATTTCGTGAGACTTTTTATCGAAATCTAAAAGTTCTAGAATATACTTAAACTCATCTCTAATTTTTTTCTTAATACCATCACTTGCGTTCAGATTATCTAAGTCAATCTGAACAGGACTATCATTTGTATCTGATACAATTGCTTCGTTTACAATATCTTCGATGGCACTATCACACTCGGGATGAAGTGCCATCTCACGATATCTTTTGATAAGATCAAATTCAGTTCTATAAACACCTTCAATGTCAACATATGAACCAAAAAAACCACTACTCAAGTAGTGATCAACCCCGTCCTCATTATTAGGAGGAACGGGGGAAACAGTACTTGGTGATAGTGGTTCAGTATCCTCAATAGAGAATCCAAATAATTTTGCCATTATTAAAGTTCTTGACTACTTATGATCTATTTATCAAGCTCCAGAACCAGCAGCTTCTGGGAAGTAGTATTGAACCTGGAATTCTACAGTGAATTCTTCGATGGTATCGGTTGTCTCGTATGAAAGATCAATTGCTGAAATATTGGTTGGGAAAATATCGATGAAGCGATATTGTGCCAAGATTCTAGCAGGATCTCCAGTTGTGTTGTTACCTTGCTGATTTGAAGGACTTCTTCCGAGTTGATAAACAATTGCGTTACCCATGTAATCTGCTGGGTTAGACAATCCAGAGTGATCTCCATATTGTCCAAGATTCTGCATCCACGCTTCAAATGCTCTTCTGTGGGAGAAGTCTTCATCGTTGATGACGGTTACAGTCCATACATCAAATGTTCTGTCACCAGCAACTTTCAGAGTTCTACCTCTAAAAGGAACTTCGATTGGGGTGATTACAGATGCTGGCAGAGCAGCTGCCTTGCAAAGGAAACGGAAATTTTCTTTGTCAAATTGTCCAGTTCCGTCTCCTTGAACCCCGATGTTTACACCAGATGGAAATGTAACGTCAACCTCAAAAAGGTTAGGGCGAGCACCACCACCAATCAGTTTTGATTTAAAGTTTGAAATGCCTCTTGTTGGAATTTGTGCCATTTTTAGGTTCCTCCTTTAGTAATTTATAATCTAAAATCAAACTCTACCAACAACTTCTTCGAAGCTTACACCAGTTCTGGTGGCAACGAATGTCAAGGTTACATAGTTAATCGACTTAGCTGGTTTCAGGAAGATATCAGCTCTAAATTCATTATTATCAATTACGTCTGGAGTATTGTTTGTTTCATCGCAAACAACCAGGAATCCGTAAAGTCCTCTCTTTGCCTGAACATCACGGAGATATGGTTCAACAATGTTTACAAAGTTTGCTCTCGTGATTTGATCGTTCAGTTCGAAGAGTTGTGCCTCTGCTGATCTCTGAAGTGCCTGCTCAACAGTCAAGAACAGACGACGAACGTTGATTCTATCGAATGCGGAAGCATATCCAAGAGCAGTCTTATCACCGAACAGGAGAATTCCCAGTCCAGGTTGATTTACAATTGAGTTTACTCTCTGAGGATAAAGTTGATCTCTTTGTGCTTTGTTTGGATTGTATGCAAGTTTAATTGCATTATTGAGAATTCCTCTTTGCTGTCCTGCTGGCGAGAACCATGGATATGCGAAGATGGAAGTTCTTACACAAAGTCCAGCAACGTCTGCGTTACAAGGAATGTAACGGAACTTATTGTTGAATCTATCGTAAGTGTACTTATATCCACTATCGAAGATTGCATAAGATGAAGATGAAAGTGGAGCAAAGAACTGAACAATGTTATCAGTTTGAGTATCAGAGTTAGTAAGATCTACTACGTCTGCTCTATGTGGAGAAATTGTAGCAATACAATCTTTTCTGGTTCCAGCAATAGAAATCAGGTGATTTGCTTTTGCTTGAGATTCAAATTTGCTTCCCATTCCAGGACCCATGATCAGGTAGTCAACCTGAATTTCATCCTTGTTAGAGAATAGATTGTATGAAGTAAACAGATTTCCGAGTGTTGCTGTCATTCCACCATTTGCGGAATAATCAACTCCTCCTCCAAGAGTGTATGTTACGTTTCCGATAGCACTGAAAGTAATACCTTGAGCAGTTTGATTCCACTGTCCATCAGACTCGGTTACTTTAGTATAACCACTTGAGAACCCAGTTGCAATTGGAGTGGTTCCATGATAAGTATCATCTCCAGTAGATGGATTGTCTCCAGCATAAACATACTCGGAGTACTGTGCGAGATAGTTCTTCCAGAAAGTCTTCTGTGGAGAATTTACTGCGGAGATGGTATCAGTTGCCTTAGAAACACTGATGTGCTTCTCAAGTAAGTTACCTTGAATTCCAGTTACGGATCCAGTGTCATCAACAACGATGATGTGCATTGCATCGTTCTTACCTTGTCTATCAAGAACGAATCCGTTGCTGATTGGTTTTGGTGCGATCGACTTCCAGAAAATTACAGTATTTGTAAGATTCAGTGTCTGCTGATCATACCAGTCAACCGATGAAGCAACTGTGGTTACTGTTCCGTTTCCTGTAGCAATACCAGAGTTGTTATAGAACTCAATAGCATCCGTTGCCAGGAATGATGCGTTTGCGTTGAACTCTGCATAAGAGATTGGGTACTCTACACCATTATCGGTAGTAGCAGTAGAAACTCTGGAAAGAATTTTTACATCAATTGTGCTGTTTGCTGTTGTAGAAGCAGTTGAAACACCAGTGATGATACCCTTAATGTAACCATTAAATCCTGTGGTTGATCCTACACCAGGAATAACCGCATTTACTAAAGGGGTTGTAATTCCATATCCAACAACAGCACCAGCAACGCCAGGATCTGTAGTAGTAATTCCAAGAGTCTGATCTGCCAGATCGTCAATCATGCAGATCTTAAGATTGTTTGCCCAAGATCCTGGGTTCTTAGCAGCAAAGACATAGTTTGCAATGTCATCTGCCCAGTTTGCTTCATAGTCATCGAAGCTCTTAATCTTTACGCCAGTGGTGTTTGCAAAACCTACACCAGCATTTGCGTTGTTAAGAGTTGTTCCGTCTGTTCTTACAACTTTAAGAACACCACCATATGAGAGGAATGAAGACGCACTCATCCAGTACTCATATTGTCCGTCTGTTGAAAGAGGCTTACCAAAGACGTTAATGAGTTCTTGTTCGGTGGTAATATCAACTGGTTCGTCAACTGGACCAATCGAGAATGGACCCGCAATTGCTCCAATGTTATCTAAAACATTATCAGCTCTTCCTACTGTTAAATCAACCTCTCTGACGAGAACGCCTGGAGATAATTGAGGAGTCGCCATGTTTTTCTCCTGATGTATCAGTTATCTAAAAAATATTTATTAAAATCTACTTTTCAAATGGGGAAATGGTGCATGAACAAATTACCAGTCAGGATATTCCCATTTATCCAATACTGTAGATACCATTCTAGATGTAATAACCCTTTTTATAGTACATTCTTTGCACTCATATGAATATGATGATGGGACTGCACCTCTATCTTTTCTAGTTCTGTAAAATCCATCAATTAGATTTTTAATTTCGCCACAAATTCTACACTTTCTATCATTAAGTAATAAATGTCCTAGTCTAATTTGTCCATCTAAATCCATTATGATAGATACTCCCACATATATGCTCTATCACCATATTCGTCAGTAAACCATCTATCTCCATCAGAGTCTACGAAACTGATATTATCCAATCCATCATCGATAAATCCAAAAGGTGCCATGTCTTGCTCGATTTGATTTTTCTGTTCTTCATAAAGTCTCTTACGAACATCTTGATCGGTAAGTTCCTTGAAGTAATCTTGCGCTACTAACCAAGCATAGATAACCAGACACATTGCCAAGTCATCATTACATCCCTCTTCTGCTTCAAAGGAGTTGTGTTTTTGAATGAATGTAGTAAGTTCCGAAATAATCTCATAGTCATTGAAAATGAGTTTATCTTCCTCAATCATTGTTTTTAGATTGAGAGATCCAACCTTCTTGACAGTCTTGGACATCTTAACACCAAGTTGAGTTTTCTTTCCAGAAAATCCTTGCCCAACAATCTGTCCTGCTCTACCTCTCATAGAGCACATAAGAAGATTTTGATACTCCAAATCATACTGAAGGATGGACGCAACCTGATCTCCAATATCGTTTACTTCGCAAAGAATATATGCACTATTATAATTTTTTGCTACTTCATAGATTATATTTGGAAACAACATTGGTTTAATTTCGTTGTTTCTGTACTTTGCTACAACTCTATGTGGGAATGTTGTAATGTCCACAACAACAAATGCGGAATAGTCCTCACTTACACCTCTAGCAACGTCAACGGTCATTAAATAATCATGATTATCCTTTGATTCCTCATATACATCCAGTCCAGCACTTCTTTTTATTGGACTATCATATACAAGAGTTCTGAGTTTACTTGGCGCAATAAGAGTATCAACAGATCCTAAAAATTCGCACTCGAACTCAACTTTAAACTGCTGATCGGATGTGTTTGCAATAGTTTGTGCTTTCCATGCCTCATCTCTCCCAGGAACTTCACTCCAATGAACATCGGTTGGAATATATTCATTCTTTTTCTTTTCCGCATCATGCCACATTCGGTAGAAATGATTCATACCGTGTGGGGTAGAAACAATGATTACTTTTGTGCTTTTACCTGAAGTAATAGTAGGATAAACAGATGCAAAGAATGAATCTGCAATATGATTTGGAACGAACGCAAATTCGTCCAAGAAGAGAATGTTGAATGACATTCCTCGAACAGCAGAAGCAGATGTTGAAGCAGCAAGAATCTTGGAACCATTCTCTAATTCTAATGAACCTTTATTCCACGAAACAATACCTTGCTGCATCCACTTTGGTAGGTTTTCATAAGCAGTCTGTAACCTATCCAGGAGCTCCCTAGCAGTTGCTGCTTTGTTTGCTAGGATACCGATGTTAACATTGTCATTAAAGACGGCATAGTGGAGCAGGAAAGACACAACAGTGGTTGATTTGCCAGTCTGTCGTGGCATCTTACAAATATTAAATCTGTGGTTGTGAAAATTATTAACTAACTTCTCCTGGAAAGGATACATTTGGAAAGGTTGTAGTCCCTTATCCAGAGTCACAATCTTCACATAATTTTTTGCAAAATAAACTGGATCTTCCTTACACTTAACAAACTCAAGGATTTGTTCTTGTGTAAACTCAATAGGAGTATTTGCTTTCTTTAATAGTGGATTACCAAGATATACGTCACTCATTTTATTCTCCTATCAATCTTCTACATAAATGAACGATGCACTTGCCTGTGTCATGTTACTTGATGAACTAATAACAGCAGTTATATAACCTCCTGGTGGAATATCAATGCCAATATTAACTAAATCTACATCAATTGTATCACCATTTGATACATGAAATGCTG